TTCTCCGTGTTTATAATATAATTTATTTATAATCTTTTTAAAAGATTTTTCTCATCGCGCCAGCAAGAAGTGCTTGCCCAAGTTGACTTCCTTTTCCTTGACTGTACTGTGATGTTGTTTTAAAGTTTTTGTACGATAATTGTACTGTTTGTTTTATTAAACCATCTGCAGATGCTCCCATACTAAGGGATGCCATAGAGGTAGGAAATGCATCAATAAGTTTTACTTCATATATAACATCATCTGTGGTTAAATAGTTTAAGTCAAACTCTCCTTGAGCAAAATCTAGTGGACCAAGGCGAGGAAGTCTTGAAGCAATTGAACTTGGTAATTTACCAGAATCAAATAGTTTTTTCTTTGTTATATCAAAAGCAACACCTTTTCTTAAGACTTGAATTGTTACGTCTTTAACGATATCCCTATGGTATGATAAAAGTTTTGTTTCTTGATCATATGCTGTACCTTGCCAAGATTCAAAATAATATCTTGCACCGAAATCATTTAAAAGCATAAAACTAAGATTTATGTCTGTAAGAACTTCGCCATATGCTACTTTTATAGTATCCATTCCCATTTTTCGTTCTTTGGTTGTGATTTGTCTTTGTGGTATTTCTACATCTGTACATAATATATTCATACCTCTAGACCCTTTATTAATTGTAGGTAGGATAACGTTATATAGTGTTGGTTCTGCTATACCTCCGCTTTTCGCAACTTCAGATAAAAACTCGTCTACTCTTAATGCCATTTTAACCTATCATCTTTCTTGAATCTTTGTATGCAGTTAATGGGTTTGGTATCTTCTTGAAACTTGCTACAGGTAAAAAGGTAGCAATTTCCCACTCCGGCGCAGGAACTTGCGCAAACCCACCTTTAACATTTGATGCTAAGTAATGTTTGAAACAAGGTTTAAAAAACTTTAATTTAGAAGTTGATTTTAAAGTTTCATATGTAATCTCAAACTTTGCGTTAGGAGACCTTTTACTTGAAGCAATATCCATTAATCCGTCTAACATTTTCGCACGTAACATAGGAGGTAGGTAGTGAAGATTTAATCCATAAAAACCTTTTTCTGCTGGACCAACTATTACAACTAGAGGGAAAGTATCGTAATAGGGTAAAGTGTCTTTTGTCTTTGGGTCATAGAAGAACATCTGCATCGTTCCAATTATATCCCCACCTGTTGGTAACTCCCTTTGTAATTCTTTTCTATTAATCCCACGCAAATCTTTTGCGCGTTGACGAAACCATTTCCGTGATTCGTCTGTCTTGGGTGTCACTCCCGCTCGAAATGCTTCTCTTGATAGTGTGTCAAACAAGTTACTCATACGTCTATTTATACTATTTTTTACGACGTTTGAAAGGTTTTATTGGTTTTAATGGTTTGGTTGACTTAGGTATAATAGACTTCAAGGGTTCGTTCTTCTCAGTCCATATTATAAACTCCCAACCTCTGTCCTTGGCATATTCTTCTGCTGCTTCCCATTTGTTCACGTTCTTAATATAAGTCAAACTCTCGTTAAGATATCTCTTTGTTCTGCGTCCACCCTTGGGAGGTCTAGTTTGTCCATCAGGTTTAATTTCCACAAGGAACGTCTTACCCTGTTTGGTCTTAAGTTTTAAATCCATAAAGTATCGGTGGTACTTTCTATCTACTTCATATAGATAAGGTATAACAACTTCTTCGGATGACCATTTAATTATATTGGGGTTATCGTCACACCATTTGAAGGCATGTCGTTCCCATAGAGAACGATACATAACCTTGGTTGGGTCACCTTCATACTTAGATGGATTTTTTACTGAATATCTTCCAGAATATGCCATAAAAACCTTATAAATAGACTTGACTAATATAAAACTATTTAGTAGGAAACTAAGATGGCAGACGGAAATTTAGTAAACTCTCAAAACGTTTATGGTGGAACAGGTTCTGAAGTTGTGTCACACGGTATGAAATATAGCGAGACATCATATAAAACCAGAACCTTTCCTCAAAACCTCGGAGAAAATGGTCAAAAAACTTATATAAGGTTTCAAGTAATAGATGAAGACCCTGTGACAGTTTCAGGTATTGGTGGTAATTTTAAAAAAGCATTTGAAGGATTAACAGAAGTGTTTGTCCGTAGTGAAGGCGATAGTACAACTACTGGTGAGTTCATTTCTCAAGTGGTAGAAGAGTTTGGTAATGTTGAAAATACTCGATTAGAAAGAGATACTACACTTAAAATTAAGGATGGCATGTTTGCTGATTTATATATGCCAGCAAATATTTCCTTCCAAGGTGGAGCAAATTATAACGTAGGTGCTCAAATTGGTGCAGTAGGGGCGGTTGGATTAAAAGCACTAACATCAGGAGGAGGTGTTTCAGGAGCGATTGGTGATATGTTGGGCACTGCAGGAAAAACGTTATCACAAGGTTTACAGGGAAGCGGAAAAAGTCCTGCCGTAAATCTCGCAGTCAATGCTGTTTTACAAAAAGCAGAAAATGTTCCAGGAGGAACTACATTAAAAAATGTAGCAGGGTTAGCATCTCAGGTTACAGTAAACCCAAACTCTAGAGTCCTTTTTAAAGGGGTTGGACACAGAAGTTTTGATTTTACCTTCACTATGATTCCTACAAGTCCACAAGAAGCAAGAGCAATTTCTGATATCGTACTATTTTTTCGTACACAATTATACCCTGAGTCAATAGACGAAGCAGGAGTAAGTATGGGTTATAAATTTCCAGAAAGATTTTATATCTATATGATGTATGATGGTCAACGAATATTTCATAAAATAAAACCTTCTTATTTAAAAGACGTTAATGTAACATATAACGAAACGAAACAATCATTTATAAAATATCAAGTAGACGGTGGGGAGGCAGCATATGACCCTGTAGAAACGACAATGACTTTATCGTTTGTAGAATCAACTACACTTGTGAGACAAGATGTAGCACTTGATGAGAATGGAAGAGGATACTAATATGCCTACAACATTTTTTACAAACTTTCAAAATGTGCCTTATAGTTTTGGGGATAATGAAACCCCCGTATTCGCCAAGAAACTTTCTCAATATGTTAGTGTTTTAGACCAATTGAGAAATTCTGAAACTCTTATTGAGAAATACACTGTAATAGCAGGGGATAGACCTGATACAATATCGTTTAGACTTTATGGTACAGTAGATTATTATTGGACATTCTTTCTTATGAATGAACATATTCGTGAATCAGGTTGGTCAGTTCCAAGTTATGATTTACTTGCTGAATCAAAAATAAGATATCCTCATAGAACTGTAACAACTAATCAAGATATATCTACAGATAATGGTTCATATGAATTATTTCCTGTTGGGGTAACTGTAACAGGAGTAACGAGCAGCACAACTGGAACAATTATTCGCAAAATACCTGATATGGGACAAATTATAATAAAACCTACAGTAGCAGGAACAGAGTTTTTACCCACCGAAGAACTTAAATTTGGTCCAGTAGATGGAGAAAAAAAGGTTCGTCTTGTGAAGGAGTCTGCTCAGTATGATTCCGTTCATCATTATGAAGACGCAGATGGTGTTTATCAAGACTTAACTCCAACATTTAGTTTTACTAGTGATTCACCTCCATTACCAACAGATTGGATAACTCCGAATGTAAATTGGACTGCGGTTACATACAGAGATAGACTTGAGAAAAAGAATTTAGAACTACAACAAATCGTTGTTGTTAAACCAAGTGCTATTTCTGGTTTCGTAAGTGAATTCAAAACTCTAATGAAACAAAGATTATAATAAAAGATGACAAGTCCTTCACAATCAAAGGGTTTAATTAATCCTCAATTCAGAATTAAGAAGGTGTTGATCACCTCTTCACGTTTGCGACTTCCGATTACTCCTAAAAAAATAGAGAAGACATCCCCAAATACGGTTGTAACTGAAAATGATACTGGAGAAACAAATGATTCTTTTTCAATAAATATTACTGCGTTTGTTTCTGAATTAATTATATTTGAATCATTAGATAAACCATACTTGTCAGGGAAAATGGTAGTGCTTGACGATTCAGAATTATTTAATGGATTAGAACTACAAGGTACAGAAAATGTACAAATTACTCTCGGAACAGAAGACTCACAACAAACAGAAGTTATTTTAAATAAAAATTTTATAATGACAGGTATTGAAAGTCAAACTAAAAGTAGTGATGCAGGTTCTTCTAGCGTGTTTGTGATTACTCTTTTAGATGAAATTGCTATGGTTGGTCGCGCAACTAAGATAAGAAAATCCTATAGCGGAAGTTTAGAAAAAATAATAAAATCAGTTGTTAAAAACGAATTAGGTAGAAACACAGAGATTAGTTATACTGGTGCGAAAAAACCTACTGATGAATTTGGTATTCAAGAAAATATAACTTGTATCGTTCCTAATTTAAATGCATTAGAGACCATAGATTGGATATGTAGTAGGTTAACAACTAAAAACGGTTCACCTTACTTTTGTTTCGCAACTCTTAATATACCTAGAGTGTCTGATGACGGTCTCACCGTTTCTTTTGATGACGAAGATACAAAAGCAGGAAACATTATAAGATTAGGTAATCTTGATACAATGTTAGCACAAGAGGCATTTAATAAAGTACCATATAGGTTTACTCCTCAAACTAACTCAACGAATGCTGAGCAAAAAAGAGAGTTACAAACATTTAATATAAGAGCAATAGACACTCCTGCTAGTTCTAATACTTTGAAACTAATCGACATTGGAGCAGTTTCTAGTACATACTCTAACACTAACTTAGGTACAGGAGAAGTTCATAAATCTGAGCACAGTATTGTGCGGACATTGACTAATATTTCTGGCGATAAGGTAATACAAAAAGAAGGTAAGGTACAAAATGTTATTGACCCTACTACAAAATTAAGAGATAAAAATATTTTAAGATATAAGTCTAGAAATTTTCATACAATAACTTCTTCAGGAACCTATGGTAATCTTAATAGTTATCATGATGAAAGGGTTGAAAGTAGATTTAAAACGAAAATCGAATCAAAGTCAATAAAGGCATTCCTTAATAAAAATCCATTAACTGTTATAATAGAAGGTTCAGGATTTATTATAGGTCGCGGAACCGTGGGTCAAATTATTAACATAGATATAAGAGGAGATAACGTTCGCGCTGAAAAAAGAGAAGACTTATCAGATTCAAGATATTCTGGTAATCATCTTATATATGATGTAAAGCATCAGTTCTCTAGGGATTTACATAACGTGACATTAAATCTCCGCAAGTTGGAGTCAAAATTATGATGAGACCTATTTTATCAGAATACTATGGTGATAGTACAAGATGGTTTATTGCGACTGTCGTTAATTCAGTTCCTGAAGCAGGATATGAAGGAAGAGTAAAGATACGCATACACGGATTACACAGCGAGAATACACAAGATATTCCTGAAGACCATTTACCATGGGCGCAATGCGTTCTTCCAACTACCGAAGGTGGGGTTTCAGGTATTGGTAAGATACCTCGCATATTACCAAGCGCATTAGTGTTTGGTATGTTTATGGATGGTAAAAACTCACAGACACCTATCGTACTAGGTTCATTACCTAAAATGGAAAGACCTTCTCAGATACAATTAGATACAAAACAAATAATTGTTGATGATAATTCATTAATAGTAACCTCCGCTAATGTAGATGATGGTAATCAGAAAACACTTGTTTCAGGTGAAGTTAAAGATTTTAGAATACAATATACTTTACAATTCTTTTTAAATATAGGATATAGTTACAATCAAGCAATAGGAATTACAGAAAATTTATCTCAAAAAGGTATGTTATCAGGAGGAGATTTAGAGTCTGGTCCATATGGTATCGCGGGTTGGAGAGGTACAAGACTAAG